CGGCCTTTTTGGCCTGGGCGGTAGGGGTTTTCAGTTCCAGTCGACCGGCGAAGTGCAAGGCACTGGCCTCGACGTCGAGCAGATCGAGGTCTTGACCGATGCTCGACCAGTGCCCACCGCCGGTGGGGAATGGGACGAGCACGGTGTAGGTTTGGCGGGTTGCCATTTTTCGTTTCTCCATAAACAGCCAAGCCCCTCTACGGGAGGGGCTTGGGGGGACAAGAAAACGCCCCGTCAGTGCGGGGCGTTTTTATTCAGGCAGGCTAGCGAGCCATTCCGGCGCTGCCGGGCGGTGTTCGCTCAAAGGCAACTCGCCACCGACCGGCCAGATGCGCAGCACGTGGCGATAGTTCTGCAACTCGATGTATTGCGCCGGGGTCAGCTGGGTTGGCCAACGGTCCACCTCGTCACGGTGCCGGTTGACCACGGGATCAGTGAGTGCGATCTGCTGTTTGCGCCAGTAGCGCTCAATGCTCTCAAGTTCCGCAGGTGTTGGCCCCGGCCGATCAATCAGCACCGGATAGTTATTTTCATTCATGACAATCATCTTGCCGGTAGACAGCCCGTTCACTAACTCAAGCCAGTACTCACGCGAGATTTCAACTGCATCGCCTGGAATTTCTGCATGGATGGCTGGATCGTAAAAACCGCCGGTGGAGGGTGCGTAAAACATAGGTTCTTCCTTGTGTGATTAACGACGACTCTAAAACCACCCACCCGGGCAGCCAGAGATGAAAACGCCCCGACGAGGCGGGGCGTTTATTGAAGTGCTGAGGTGGATGTAACAGAGGGGAGGGCCGGCCAACCCTCCTTGAGCATGGCATCGGTATAGGTGCCGGCAACAACGCTTTCCGACAGAGATTTTTCACGGTCAAAGCAGGTCTGAACATGAGATCGAACAGCCGTTGCTACAGCAAGAATTTGCGAAGCGGTCAGCTCGACAAAACCGTCGACAGCTTTGTAACTGCATTTATAGGCCAGATCCAACATCGCAGAAACGGCCATTCCAGCGATCAGCGACTGGCTATCTCGGGAAGTATCAATGGCCACACCCTCGACCACGATTCCCGAACCTTCTCGGCGGAATCGCTCTTCAGTAATCAAGGCAAACTGGCGGTTTTTGACTAACTCGCCAGAGTTGAAACCAAAGGCTTCTTCGAGTTCTTTTTCAGTGGGTTCATGGTCAAAAAGAATTTCACCCTCTGCCAGTGGCCAGTCAGGGGCGACACCTCGAAAGGCCGTTCCCTCTTTTGAGTACGCTCTCAACATGGGTATCCCCTAAAACGTGTATTGGGAAATATGGACGGAATTAGCTCGGGACAAAATTGAGTCCAGAATGTAGTGAATCGTTTGTGGCGTAGTCATAACCAGGTCGGAGAATGAACTGAGAGTTCCCAGCCCCAGCATTCCTCCAATACCGACCGTTTTTAATCCCGTCCCGACCGCATCAGATGCAAGTCCCAGATAACCACCCGCAGCGTTTTCAGCACTACTGATGTAGTGAACGTAGCCGCCAACGGTTTTTGCGTTTTTCGGAACAATCGACGCCAGGGAAACAGGTGTCCATGTCAACGATGCCCCGTTAGACAAGACTTGGACTCTGGGAATGGATATCAATCGTTGATGCTGGACACCGGTAACCATCAATCGATTGGTGTCGGTTTGCCAAACGCTGACCAGCGCGCTCGCGGTGTATCCGGCCGGCATGTAAGCGCCGGAATAAACCTCGGGAATCAACGTCGAGGACGTATTGACGCCGAGTAGCTTGGCAATGCGCGCCACTGGGTTATAGATAACGTAAATCCCGATACTGCCGACGGCCGGGGCAACCCCGACATCCATCCCACCAGCACCAATTTTCGTCAAATCTATAGAAAGATTGATGCTCGACAACTTGTATTGACCGGTACCGGGTTGCTCAACAATCAACTGATCAGCAGTGAGTGTTGCAACCGATGCGGCACTTGGAAGCGATACTCGCAAATTAAGAGTCGCTCCGACTTCGGAACCGTTGAGCCGCCAGCTTTTGATATCTGCAGCCAATGCAGCGATGTCGATACTTCCCTGATTGATCGGTGCGTTCCAGGCTTTGATGCACCACATCACCGCCAGGTTGTTCGGCCTCGTGATGCCATAAGTGACCTCAGGGCCGCCGGGTAATGGGAAGTTCGCCTGAGGATTCACGCCCATGAGTGTTACGCCGGCGTAAAGCGTCGGGTCACCGCTGTCATAGCCGGTTCGAATCCTTGAAGCCTCATAATCAGCGAGATTGGAGGCAATCGTCTGCGTGGCCGGAATATTGGTATCGATTGCAGCAATACTGCCCTTCTGCCAACTGCCAATTGCCCTTCCTGGATCAGCACCACGCCCGTGATCCCAACCACGAAGAAACTCGCCACGCGACTCCGGCAACCGGAAGTTACCCGCGCCCTCATTGCCCTTGTTGTAAGTGGTACCGAGATAGGCGGCCAGATCCGGATAAGTCGCAGTGCTCTGCACACTGCCGTCCAGTTCCAGAAAACCGGGCGGCACGATGCCCGTCGGGAAAGCCATCACCGCACCGACCGGCACGGCAGATCCAAGCCGCGATACTTCCTTGACCAGTGCCGCTACGTCGATGTTTCCTTGATTGACCGGGGCGTTCCAGGCTTTGATGCACCACATCACCGCGACGTTACGCGGACGGTTTTCTGTGGCTGTCCGGGCCTGTCGCGCGTTGTCAAAATTCAAGTTGGTATAGGCATCAGCCGCAGCACTCGTACCCTTTGCAACCCCGGACTTTGAACCACTGTATACGCCGTTAACCACCTGGCCGAGTCCCGTGGAGTCTGCGGCAGAAATCCCGCCCGTCAGCCGTTGCATAGCGTCCAGTTGCAGAGTGCCTATCTGACGCCCCTCATCGATTCCACGCCCATGATCCCAACCACGCAAAAATTCCCCACGCCCCTCAGGCAGGCGGAAATTACCAACCCCCTCATCCCCTTTGTTGTACTTGCCGCCCAGATAAGCGCTCAAGTCCGGGTAAGTCGCATTGCTCTGGACGCTGTTATCCAGCTCAAGAAAACCCGGCGGTGGCGCATCAACCGGAAACGCGACAATCGAGCCCACCGGCAACGCCGAAGCCTTGGCAATCAGCGCCTCAACTTCAGCCTTGGTGTACGAATCCTTGATACCAAACCCAGCCAACGTTTCAGGGTTCGCACCGGCAGTCGCGCGGCCATATTCATCCACCGTGAGACTTTTGTATGTCCCGGCAGCAATCCCGGTACGCCCCGCGAGCATCTTGAACGTCAGCGCGGTAGAGCCGAGAGTGATCGGCGCATTGGTGGTCAGGTGCCACAACGAATCACCGTTCGCCGTGCCCTCCTCCACCATGACCGTCAGGCCAGGCGTGACCTTAGCGCTGGAGTTGGCATCGGTCGCCCGCACCCAGTCACCATTGGTGACGATCCACAGGCCGTTGTCCTTGGCCAGCGTCTGGTTCGCAACCAGCACGCGGTCGCCAGCAATCACGGCGACGCCGTCGATCTGCTGCGCACCGTTCAGCACCACATTGGTGATAGCCGCAACACGCACCGACTGCTTGCCATCCAGCTTGCCGAGTTCTTCGGCCAGATAACTCATGACCCAGGCACGCGTAGCCTTAACAACGGTGTCATCAATCAACAACGTCACCAGCGACGCATTACTCGTCTCGAAAATCGAGCGAATGTAGAACTCTTTACCCGAACCCGACGTCGCCAGAACCGGTTTGAACGACTCCGGATATTTGACGATGGCGTAAAGAATCCCGGTGTCAGTCCACAGCCCTGCTTCCCGCACATACCAGCCACCGACATCCGGCGGAATGGTCACTTCAGCAAGCAGCCAACTCGGATTCTTCTCGTCCTGGAACAGCGCATTGAGCGGCCCGCGCCAGACTTCGCGTTTCAGCGCGGTGGCGGTCGCGGCCGGGTTGTAGACCGTGCCGCCGCCATCGCCGACGGAAATCTGCGTCAACTTGATCGGCGTGCCCGCGGCCTTGCACGCCGTTTCGTAGGCAATCCCTGCGTTGGTGAGCAGGGTGTAATAGTCAGCCATTCAGGCCCCCTGAGGATAAATTGTGGATGTTTCGACGGTGTACATACCGGCAGCCATGAACGCCTCTCCCGAGGTTTCCAGCCCTTCGATGAACACCGGATAAACCGTGGTCAGTTCGCCGCAAAACGTCGCGGCGGCGATGACGTGATTGCCGAAAGCGCTCAAGCCAACGGAGACCGTCAGCACATCGCGCTCGCTCTTGGCATCAGCCAGGCGTCGGTCGAGACGGGCGTCGATTTCTTCGCTGTAGGGTTGGTCGCTGAAGGCACGTACGGAAAAACTGTGCGGGGCACCGGGCGGTGTCTGTTCGTACCAGGCGCGGATCTCGGGTCTTAACTGCAAACCCTTGGCGGCGTTTTCCAGCGCCTTGCGGGTGCCGGCCTGACGCGCGGTGGGCCAGGCGAGTTCGACGGTCAGGCGCTTTTCCGCTTCCGGTGCAGCGGTGCTCCATTCGGCAACACCGCGATCCGCTGCCAGATACGGCAGAAAGGCGACCGGGGTTTCTTCGGGGTTCATCAGTTCCGGAAACGGCGGTGCGATGCGATCAAGCAAGGCGCCAAAGCCCAGATCCAGACCTCGTTCGAGTGCCGAACTGTTGGCCGGCAGCAGCGTTGGGCGCTGAGTTTTTTCACTCATAGCGTCAGCACCTCAACCTCGACCGCCGTGCAATACGGCGCTTGAAACGCCGTCGTCACGATCGGCGCCAGCGGTTCAAGAATCTGCAGTTGCACGGCACCGGCACTGTGCAGCGTGTAGTCGATCCAGCTCGGATCGACCCGGCCTTCGAGGCGATGGCAACTGTCGGCGTAGGCCTGCAATTGTTGTTGCGCGGCGACTTTGGTCAGGCCTGAATCGGGGCCGGAATTGATCTTGGCGACGACACGAATTTTATAGCGCTGAATGTCGGCAGCCTTGACGGTAACCAGGTCGGTTTCCGGTCTCACATCAGGCCGCGCGAAGTGCTGACGAACGCCGTCAAGCAATGTCGTGGAGGGCGTGCCATCACCGTCACGGGACAGGACAGTGACCTGCACTTCGCCCGGTGCCGTGCGCCGAGCATTGCCATCCTTGACCTGCGCGGCGAGGCCGTCCGGGTTGAAGGTGTAAGTGACATTCACCACACCTGCCTCGGTGGATTCGACCTGCACCGTCGGACGCTCGCCGAGGGTGAAAACTTCGCGGCGATACTGCATGCGCGAGCCCGCCGCCGGAGCGTGTGGCGCCAGGTAATAACGCAGGCGGGCGTCGTCGTCGCTTTCGTACATCGCTGGCACCGGCGGAAATGCTGCCGGGTCGCCCGCATCCAGTAACTGCCGCTCCAGGCCCATGTCCGCCAGCCGTGCATCAAGGTTGCTGCCCGTCGCCCACCACGCCAGCATCTGTTTGATGCGAGCGTTGTATTTGCGCTCGTGGGTTTGCAGCCGGACGCAGAAAGCTTCCAGCGCAAGGGTCAGCAATTCACTTTCGTTGTCCAGGCTGGTCTTTAGTTTCGCGGCGCTGTCCGGCGAACGCGCCCCGACGTATTCGACGACGAAAGTCTTGAACTCGGCGAGCAAGTCTTCGAAGGCTTCAACGGTGATCAGCGCGGGTTCGGCCAATTGGTTCTGGCCGGGGATCAACATGCTCATGTCACGACCTCGAAGGTTTGTTGACGGTTTTTCCAGG